AACCTTTCCGTCACGAGGTCTTGGCTCAACGATTGCAGGATAATGTCCCAATCTTTGAAAGAAGTGTCCATATATCCATTCGCCTGTTTCGATGTCCTTACCTCTGAATTTGATAGTTCTCATTGTATTACAGTTTGTTTGTTATGGAGGGCGGACGTGCCACCCTCCGTTATTAGTTCTACTCAATATCTCGTGGGGTGTCTATCCAATTCTGAACGTCCCAATCGCCAACCACGTTGAGGTTTTCTGCACTCTCAATAGTTTGCTTTCTCTTGTCGGACAACAGGTAGTTTCCAAAGTCAATGAGTTCTGCAACCGTAAATTTGGCTTCATCAGAAATCTCAATCGGACTGTACGCCTCCTCAAACACATTCTTTGGAGACCAACTTTCGTAACCGTCTGCATAGACAACACGGTATCCCTCACGCCACTCGTGGTTGTCGGTGTTAGGTCTTGCAATGCCTTTCTGCACTGCATAATACTCGTTCATCGGCTCTGCCGACACGACTTTTGTTCCTTTGTACTTTTTCATTGTGATAGAATATTTGTTTGTTAGAAAAATGGCAGTGCGGAGGCAGCAGCCCCCACACTGCCCCTGCATTATCCCTTTGTTTCCTCCGACTTTGGTTTGAAACAGAAGTCGGCATATATCTCGGCGAACTGCCTACCTGCGTAGGCTGCGAGTTTTTCGCTTTTGAAGGCGAGCCGAGAGCCGCCGTCCGCGCCCGAGCCCGAAGATGCGTAATACGCGACCGCACAAACGAGACCGCAGTCCGCACCCGCACTGTACCCGCCACGACCAACCACACGGCTTTTATCCTCGGCAGATAGTTTGTCGTACTGTTCTTTGGTGATTAGGTCGTACCAAAAATACCAACGGCGTTCGCCCTTTGTGAATTGAGGCTCCCAACCCTCGTTGAGAGCTGCGGTGATGATGCGGAGTTGTAGGTATGCTACCAAATCATAATCGTTCATATCGTGTTGGTGGATATGCGACACATAGCCGTCATAGGCTTTTACGAATGGGTGGTCAGAGCCAAGTTCACGACAAGCATCAGCAAACGTCTTGATACGCTCGGTTACGTCCTGTGGCTTTTCATCTACGAGGGTAAGCACACCATCTACCCATTTTGCAACTTTCCCTACCGGGATTTCGATTTCTACTTTCTTTGTCTTGTTTCCCATACTGTTGTTGTTTTTAATTGGTTTGATAAAACTTTTGATAATGATTAAATGTCTCATTGCTATTTGTTTTTTGGTTCAAAGTCTGGGCACTCTTTCAACTTCTCCTTGTATGCAGGTGGTATCCACCACAAAGGCATATCGGGAGGGTCGGGTAAGTATCGTTTACACTTATCACGAATGGGGCAGGTAACGCCCGAACAATATGCATAGTCTGTGTTCATACTTATTTCATTTGTTTGTTGGTTTTCTGAATGATTGCTCCGCACCGAAATTGATGATGTGCATCATTTCACGGAAGCGGTCGGCAATGCGTTCATCGTAATAGGTTGCTATCTCTGCTGCTGAAAGATTGGAAGATACCAACGTGCAGAACTGCTCTTCGTAGCGGAAAGAGATAATATCCATTGCCGCAGTTACAAAGTCGCCGTAGTGTATGCTTTCCTTTGGCTCTTGCCCGAGGTCGTCAATGGCAAGTATCTCAATGGTGCGTAGCCTCTTGAACTTGTACACATCGCTTTCGTTCTCACGTGTGGGGTTGTTGTACGCTTTTGCAAGCAATACGAGTTCCTTTGCCGTGATGAATATGTAGCCACGTACCGGGTATTCGTCCTGTCGGCTACTCCAACCCTCATCGGAGCGGAGCAATCCTGTGAGGTTTTGCAAAGCACGGAGAATGGTTGTCTTTCCATTGCCTGCTCCACCACAGAGGAACAGCCCGAATGTGGAGTCCTGCGATGTGAGCCACTTGGAAATGTCCCATAGGTGTTGCTTGTACTCCTGTGTATCTTGGAACTCACGATAACGGCTTGCTACCTCGGCTTTACACGCTGTATAGAGCATTGCATATACCTGTTTAGGTGTATATGGCAGTCTAAAACGTGTCGCCGTACGTTTTCGGCTCATCAGGTGAGAGAACATTTCCTCTACGTTGATTTCGTCCTTTGGATTTAGAGTTATCATCTTTCGCTGTTTTGTTTCTATTCACTATGCGTAACCACGAATTGAAGTGCTGTTTGGCATCTGCCAATGATTGGTGTCCTCGCTCTTTGCCGTCTGCCACACATTGCACCCGAAAATCATCGAGGCTGTTCCGTAGCAGCTCTATTTTCATTGAGTGGAGCACCTGTAATTGGTCGAGCCAACATTCATCTGCTTTCAGTTTCTCAATTTCTTGGTCGAGCGTTAGCGAATATGGTTCGTAACGTGGTGGTGCGTCTTGTTTCTCAGTCTCCTTCTTTCGTTGGTTTGCCCTATTCCGAGGTCTTGGTGCTTGCTGTTGTGTCAGCAGGCTGTAATCTGTGATGTTACACACCCGGCGGCATTGAATACAAATACGACTGTAACGCTCTTGAATACCTTTGCTTGTAAGCACTCCCTCCGCATCGAACAGTTCCTTTGAAAACAACCCGAGAGACAGGCAGGTCTTGATAACCTCTGATACATACGCCTCGTCAAATCCCGTCAGTTCCGAGCAGATGAAAGGCAACTCTTCGTCCCACTCTATGTAATACCCATTCTTGTAGATGCTACAGAGCAGCAGAGCATATATCGAAATGGCTTTCCCACCTTGATACTTGATTAGTTTTCTTATCTTGAGGTCGCTGAATATGTCTATATCCATTGGGAAATATTCCAACCCCTTTTTTGAAGTTCGTGCCATAGAGAGTTAGTATTCGTTGTTCAAATAATCGTCCACTTCACGTTGGAAATCGTCAAAGGAACGACACACCACATATTTGTACTCTCCGTCAGCACAGACGATGTTCTGCCATTGCTTTTGGCTGTCTCGCTGTCTGCCTTTGAGAGTTTTCATTTCAATGAGCAAAGCACCGTAGTCCCGGTTGCTTTTCAAGAGGATGAGGTCTGCCACCCCTGCCACAACTCCCTCGGCTTTCAGTTTTGCTGCCGTAGTAGCATCACGCCTGCCACCATTAGGAACGGCGAACAGTCTGCCGTGAAGCCTGGGATATTGGAGGGAGAACCACCGCACACACGCACATTGTATGCGGTGTTCCTCATCCTTGTGTACCTTTCGAGTTTTGACAGCGTTCTTTTTAGCCATCAACTCATCGAAAGTCATTCTATTCGCTGACATTGCTTCAGCGATTGTTACTTTACTTTTCGTCATACTTTGCAGGGTAATAATCCAATATCTGTGTCTCGACAATGGAAACTATTTCGTAATCTGCCATTGTTCCTTTCATACCCTCAATGAAGCGGTCGTATGCGTTCTTGAAGTCCGAAGCCTGTACGAGAATAAAACTGTTGGTCTTTTTCTCGGCTCCGCTCTTTTCGTCAAGGGTGATGAAAGAAACCTTTACTTTGTAGTAGCGGTCTGCCGACACATCTTCGGAGAGCATCAGTTCTGAAATACGAGGCTTGACGATTTGGGGAATGCTAAATTCGCCACTGATGTAGGGTTTCAGTTCCTCGATAGTTCTTGCCTCTGCCTCTGTGAACGAGAGCGCATCAAAAAGATACTGTTCGCTTACTGTCTTGTTGAGTCCGTTTTCCATTGTCTTTTCGTAGCGGACTGTCGAAAGGAAATAGTTTACCATCATTCTTTCAAGTTCATACGGTTTTTCAATTCTTTGCTTAACACGAGTTTGGCGGTGTTCTGTGCCGGAATGCTGACAACAGTACCCTTGCTGATGTTGCGAGCCTTTTTAGGGGCTGTGGTAACTGCCTTGATTGTTGCAAAGCCACGAATGAAAACACTCTCACCCTTTGCGAGTGAACTGCTGATAGCCTCTACCACGCTTTCGGTGGCAGCGATTGCCTGCGAACGACTTAAAGTCGTGTTGTTGATTACGTAATCAACGATGTCATTTTTCTTCATTTTGAACTGAATTAAAGGTGAATAATTTCTTTTCTAACTTCTTTATCATTTGTCGTATAACCCACGCACGACAGTTGTTGCGTTGTCCGGGCAGGGTGTCATATACTTTGGCAGCATCATCGAAATACTTGATAATCTTCTGCACGTCTGTTTTGCATATATCCATTATCCCGATGTGTTGAGGAAGAGATTAACCAACTCATCGAAGTACATTTCATCAGTTGGTATATCATCGTCCGAGTTCATTATTTCACTCGCAATAGATTTCTTGCGGTGTATGAGGTTATAAATGGTGTGGTCGATTGTGCCACGTCCGAGCAGGTAGTAACAGGTTACGTTGTCTTTCTGACCTATGCGGTGCGCTCTGTCCTCACATTGGCAGCAGTCGGCATACGTCCAAGCCAATTCAATGAATGCCACGTTTGATGAGGCTGTAAGTGTCAGTCCCACTCCGGCAGCTTTGATTGAACAGATGATGAGGTTTACATTGGGGTTGTTCTGGAACGCATCGACAGATGCCTGTTTGTTTACCATACTATCACGTCCTGTAACCGTTACCGCACGAGGGAACACCTTTTGCAGTTCGTCCACAACCTCGTGTAGAGAGCAGAACACAATGAGTTTCTTTCCGCTGTCGAGGAATGTGCGAATGAAGTCCACCGCCTGCGCTATCTTGCCTTTGGTGGCCAAGGAACGCAACGTCATAAAGCGCACAAGGGCTTCCATACGCATTTTGCGGCGTATCTCCCAATCGGTACACTCGGTGTACTCCTGCAAGTATGCGGCAAGGTCGGCGGCAGCAAGGTTGTATTCCTTATCATTGGAAATCTCCACGTACAAGTCCACTCGTGTTTTGTCGGGCAACTGCGGCAGCACCTTTGATTTCTCTCGGCGTATCATACAGGTATCGTACAACTGCTTTGAAAGAACTGACAGAGGAACGGCAGGAACGGCGGTCTTGTCTTTGGGGTCGGTGCAGTAGTCTGCCATAAACTTGGCACGTCCTCCAAACTCGCCTATGCGGTCCAATATGGAGAGTTGGGCGATTAAATCTTCGGGACGATTGACAACAGGTGTACCCGACAGGAGTATGCGGTATTCCTTGCCAACGGACAAACCTTTTGTGAAGATTGTCTGCTGTGCGGAGGGGTCTTTTACACGGTGGCTCTCATCTATGATGATTGATTTGAACTGCTGCATCTGCGGACAGAACACTACGTCTTTCAGTCGGAACTGCTTGCCGCCCTTGATGTCCCACACGAAGTATTTGCGCAGGCTCTCATAATTGACAATGGCGACCTGATGCACGCCCATTGAGAGGAGATAACCCCACGTGGTGCGGACGTTATTGTCAAGCACAAGTGCGCTCTTATCTGTGAATTTCTCAAACTCTCGTTGCCAATTTAATTTGAGTGATGACGGACAGATAACGAGGCAGGGGTATGCTCTTGCTGTATCGACTATGCCAATGCTCTGCAATGTCTTGCCCAATCCCGGCTCATCGCCGATGATAATGCGCTTATGCTCCAATCCGAAGCAGATGCCCTCACGTTGGTATTCGTAAGGCTCGACACGCAGATTATGTTTCAGTATATTGCTCATTTGAAATTCTCTATATCTGTGATTAAATCTTCTTTATCTATCCCTTTGAGGAACTTGTATAGCACAAGGTCGATGCACTGATTGTAGAAGCGTTCAAACTCGTGTTGTTCCATTGCCGAGAATGATATGCTTTGGTATTCTATCTCCTTTTCGCCTCGTTCGTTGAGGCTTGTTTTGAAGTAGCCCAAGTCTCGCTTGAAGCGGCGCAGCATATCTTCCTCATTGTGGACTTTGAAATATTCTGCAAGGTTGGACGGCAGGTTGTCAAACGTGAGGCGCACCAATGCAAAGAACTTCTTGTGATGTTCGTAGTTGCGAGGGTTGCTAACCTTGCACTTGACGACAGAGCCGACACGAAGCCGTTTCTTCAAGTCGTAGTCGCTATCATAGAGCGGCACAAGACCGTGAGGCGTTACCTTGCAGAATATATCCATAGGGCTATTTGAGGTCTGATGATGCAATCGCAAGAGCGACTATCGCAATTCGTACCTGTGTGCCATCTTCGCCAAACTTGTTGAAGTTCATTTTTATTGGAGCCTCTGTCAGTTCAGCCCAACGCTCCTCTGTTAATTTTTCGCCCATCAACATCATTGTTCCGGCTACCTCGTCTCTGTCAAACTCGACTTCGAGTTTCATTTTCTTGTTTTCTTCTGCCATAATTCTTTGATTATAAATTGTTGTTAGTTACAGGTGGGCATAAGCACCAATATTGAAATGCCAATTCTTCGTATTTCTCACGACCACGATTATAGACCTCATCGCCACGATTTATGAACTTCTTGAATATGCAGCAGTTCTTTTTGCTGATGGCGTAGATGAAATCACGGTTGCTCTTTGCGATGTCCATATACCAGGCACGACTCCTGTCCCAATCAAAGAAATCAACAGCTTCCTCGAACTGTTGCTGTGTGGCGGCGAATGTTGTTTTGAGGTCGCCACCGAAGCCACCGAGCCACCAATCCCATTTGCACCGGGTATCGAGCGTGAACGGAAATTCGCAGTATGTGAACTGCTGTGCCTTATTGACCATAAAGCGTTGTGTTTCGGCACATTCAAGTACTTTGGCGAGGAACGCATCTTTGCGTGCTTCCATACGGAGAGCCTTTTGCATTTCCTGTGCGTGTCGGAACTCATCTTCTGTGTATGGCACATCGTCCACTGTTAGGCGGTAGTAGTCCACCTTTGACGGCTCTGTAATGATTGCATCGACCAACGAGCCGAAGCGGAACGCCGCCTCTTTGTCTCCGAACTGCATACGTGGATGTAAGATGTTTTTCAGTTCGGTGAGGTCAGAGTTACTGACCTCACTTCTGCTGTAATAATTATCGCTCATAGTAATCATCGTAAATTCTTACTTCGCTTTTACGTCCTCGACATATTCCACACTCTCATCCTTGATGTACGTTCCCTCTTTGGCGAGTTTTTCACAGAATGTTATCTGCTTCTTGAACATCTTGGTGAGTTCCTCAACAGAGAGGTGGCAACCCTCCTTGCTCCACCACATAGAGAGAATAGGCATAATGCCCTCGGGATTGAGCAGGTTGATTTTCTGTGCAACCTTTACCTTTGGTTGGTAGCCGGAGGACACGACTGCTTGCTGACCGAACAGGCTTTCCATTTCGGACTGCTGACGTGCCATTTCTGCCTTCTGCTTTTCTTCCTCCTCCTTGCGGCGGCGTTCTGCCTCCTGTTCCTCCGCTTCCTTGCGCTGACGTGCTTCCATTTCATCCTTGATACGTGCAGCTTCCTCGGCTGATGCCTGTGCCATACGTTCGAGGTTGGTTTTCTTGGACGGCAGACGGTCGATGATGTACTGCTTTGTGCTGTCAATCTCGAACTCGTATTGCTCCTTGAACTGCTTGGCAAGGCGTTCCTTTGTCTCAATCTCTGCCTTGCGTATCTCATCTACGGTTATTCCGGCAGGAATGCGAATGAGGGTGTGCAGGTTGTAGAGGAAGTCGGCAGGAAGTTCCGTTGAATAATCCTTAACCTGCTTGAATGATGCTTCGTAGTTGTCGAGGGTAACGGCATTGTCAATGGCTGACAGAGCATTGCAGTCTCTGTTCACGAGTGTTTGGAACTGCTGCTTGAAGTCGTCCTCAATATCCTGTCGCATCTTGGTACGTGCCGCCTCTGCCTGTTGGCGTTCGTACTCCTTACGGCGGCGTTCCTCCTCCTCGGCACGTTTCTTGGCGGCGAACTGATTGCGGAACTGCTGCAACTTGTATGGGATTGTATCGGCTTTGGTAGGGTCGATGGCATTCTCCATTACGGTGAACTCCTTGCGGATTGTGTCGAACAGTTGGGTAACAGGCGCACGGCGTTCGTTCATCTTCTTGACGGTCTTGCGTGCTTTCTCAATGTACTGTGCCGCACGTTGGTCGAGTTCGTCCGTCATTCCTCCCTGCACAATGGCATCGAGGATTGCTTGCCCGGCAGCTTCGCAGTTCTCACGAGATAGTTTGTTGTCCTTGTAGGACTGTGGAGCGGCAGACACGATAGTCTGTATATTCTCCTGCTTGATAATTGCTAATTCCTGTGACATAGTGGTATGGTGTTAGAATGTGTCGTCTGCGTTGTTTGATTGCTGTGCAGGGTCGATTGTTACACCTGCGGACATATCGGGTGCAGGTGCGAAATGCTGTTCCTGCTGTTGAGGCTGCTCTGTTCCAACACCGCCGTATGGGTCGATGTCTGTCGGTTGAGGCTGTTCGATGATTTCAGTTTCGAGAGCGGAGCCACGACCGATATTCAGTTTTGGGTAGGTCTTGAATGCGTGTTTCACGCACTTTGCCATAAGGAAGCCTGTGTCAATCTGACCGTTCTTGTTGTAGAGTTCGTTAGAGTTGGTTACCCATTGGTTTGTTTTGCGGTCAAAGTAGGAGTTTTGCTTGTCGCTGTAACCTTTAAGTCGCATCCAATCCTGTTCAGTCATCACAGAATAGTCTATCGTACCATCGGCACGTGTAATCTTCAAGAAACAGGCAATAATCTTGTTGGACTTGCGAGGGAAAGCGGACATATAGTTCACTATCTTTTGTCCGTTCTGTTCTCCGTATTGGAATGTGTCGCCCTCGTACACGATAACAGGATTGTCGGCGTGGCGTATCTGTCCGGCATTCTTGCGCAGCACCAATTCGCCATATCCCGAAATGGTAAGGTTGCAGACTTTCTCCCAAATGTCGTTGCCCTGTTGGTTTGTGCCTACCTTGACATTGCGAGGAATGAGGTAACAGAGTGCCTGTGCGCCCGGTGCAAGGGTAAGCCCCTTTACAGCAAGGTCAATAAAGGCATAGAAGATTGATGTACCAGAGCATTCACGCAGGTTGGCTTTGTCTCTCAACTGTTGGTTGAAGTAGATTGCCTCACGCTCGTACACCTGTTCGCCTCCCTCTTTCCAAATGGAGTTATAGACGTTGATGAATTGACTACGGACACGCTCATTGCGTATCACATCGGTTGCTTTTGTCTGTTGCAACTCTTGGGCTAATGATAATGCATTGCTCATAATGTTAATAATTAAAGTTATTGAAATACAGTTGTCTGTTGTGGCTGCAAGCGGACTCGAACCGCTAACCCTCCATTGTGGCATACGACCCGGAGTGTAGTTCCCATTACTCTATACAGCCTTGTTGTTATATCTTGAAATAGTCCTGTTTCACGTTCTGTAATGCTCTCAACTCTGCCGTGCGGTACTCGACTTTGCCGGGACGTTTACAAGGCTCTATCTTGCCCTCTATGCGCCACCTATCGACATTGCCACGTCCGAACATCGTGTATGCCTGTCGTTGGCTGACTGTCTCGGGGTCGTTGCGTACTTCGGAGAGCATACGCACTACCGAAGCGGCAACATCGTGGATGAACGTCTCGTAGGTAACTGACTTGTCGGAAAAATCGAGTGTGAGCATAGATTTACTTTTTATTGGTTTGACTTTGACACGCAGGTGTCTTGTCGTACTCTACATTTCGTTTGAGCAGGGTACAGTAGCGACCATTCAACTGCTCATAGGCTTTTGCACACTTGGCGCAAATGGGATTGGTATGTGATGCCATAGTTAGAATATGCTTAATTGATGACCACGTTTCTTTACTGTGCGTTCGTAACGCTTGCACTTATCTTTGAAAGGACAGTTGCCGGACTTGGCTTGCTGATAGGCTGAATGAAAGGTGTCCCAATCCACACCACGAAGAAATCCCATCAAGTCCATACAAAACCAACCTTTATCCATTGATTTGTTCTCGCCTGTAATCTCGACAAGTCCGTTGCCTTTTGGTGTTCCCATTACAATTGTTCTTTCTGATATTGTTCTACTTTTGCTTTCAGTCTCGCTTCTGCCAATGCAACACGTTCCTTTGCGAACTCCACCTTTGCACGAATTTTCTGCAATGCAGGGTCTGTGGCTTCATCAAAGAATAAGTTACCTTGATTGGCTTTGATGTATGCTGCAACCCTGTTCTCCTGCAATGTGATTTTGCTCTTCAATGCCACGAGCTGCGACAGGTCGCTTCTAAATCCGTACTTCTCACCACTTGTCTTGTCATAGAAAGACATAGTGGTGTAGATATAACTTCGAGGGTCTGCACAGACAAACTTTGCTTTGCGCCAATCAATTACCCATTGCCAACGCTCTACACTTTCACGTGGCAGGTCGTAACGATGTAGCACGACCTCTTTTCCGTCCACCTTCTTGCAGATTAAGATTGCGACATACGCTTTAATGCTTAATTCTTTCTCTGCTTTGGCGTATGCCTTTGCGAGTTCTTGAAACTCTGCACCGATACCAACCTCCTGTGCCATTGCTTACTTGTTTTTCTCTTGTTGATACTCACGATAAGACTCGCGTACAAGTACCCACATCAAAAGGGCGAATAACAGAACTACGAGGAGACCGAATAAACCGATTGTGCCTTTGATGAGGTGAGCAATGCCCCAAGTGATTGTTCCGAGGAACATAAAGACTGACATCGCAAGTTGGCTGAGGCTCATAAACTTATCCATAGTGATATTATTTTGATGTTGAAAATTCCTCCACGACTACAAATCTCTCAACCTTTACAGGGAAATCCGGCTCACCGTCAAACTCATTGTTCAGTTTGGCACACAAATTCATATTTTTGTGTGAACGGTCGAGGTTTACATCACAGAGTAATGAGCCTTTGGCAGTCTGAAAAACCTCACGACCAAACGAGTCAAAACCGATACTCTTAATCTCAATCTTATTCATAATTAGAAATCTGCTTTTAATTTGAGTTGTCTTAATACTTCTTTCAGTTCGCTGTCGGTGTATCTCTCGGCAATGCCACGAGGTACGCAGTTGTGGTTCATCGCTATTGTAATAGCACGTTCTCTTGAAACCTTTGGAGTTCTTCTTCTAATCATAGCGTTATGCAATTCGGGTTACTACTACGACACGTCTTTCACGGTCTGTCTCGGTCTTGTATGTTCTGTTCCACTTGAAACCGAGCATACTCGCCATACTTCTTGCAGTAGTGCATAGTGATGCAGGGAACTCCTTGCGCTCTCCGATTTTCATAGGCTCTAATTCGCCTGTAATAGTCTTTTTTTTAGCCATTTTTTCGGTCATTTGAAGTTTAATGTTTAGTTTTATGGTGCAAAACTATAAAATAATACAGACACACGCAAATATTTTAGACAGAAAATTTCATTTTGTCTGTATTTTATTTTAGTCGCAAATTGTAATACGCTGATAATTATGAATTTAGGTTTGATTAGAAATTTGTGCGAAAAGAGAGCCGGAGGGATGAGACAATTAGCCTCCGACATAGGTATGAGCGAAGCAAACTTGCATCGTTGCGTGAATAACAACAAAATTCAAGCTGCTGACTTGGAACAGATAGCATTGAAGTTGAGGGTTGATATTCGCCTATTCTTTGATGACGATGTAAGGGCACTTGCAAATAGTATAGACACCGAAAAAACTGCAAGTGCGACTGTCATTGATGACAATAGAGAACTAATCGAACTATGCAAATCACTTGTTTCAAACTTTCAGCAAAGAGATGACGTGATGAACAAATTGGTGTCAATGGTTAAAGGAATGGAGTGATGGACAGTTTGACATTACTTGCAGAGAAGATATTGATAAATGCTGCGAAATCTGATGATGGGCATTGTTATCCATCTCAAATAAACGCAACAGGTATTGACTTGGATGGTGCTTTGAGATTATTAGAGATGTACGGAAGAACATTTCCTATGTCAAGAGGAGCGATGCCGGTTTTTACCATCAACGAATTAGGAAAACATTTCGCAAGCACAGGAGCGTGGAGTGGAAAAGAAAATGCAGAGAGAATTGCCGCAGAACGACATAACGAACAGATGCGTGCGCAACACAAAAATAACAAACTTGTAAAATGGAGTATTGTCGCAACAGTTGTAATTGGATTAGCCACTCTATTAGTTTCTATCTTAAAATAAAATGAATAATAAACATTACTCAGTTTCTGTATTGCAGGCAATAAAAATTCTACTCTGCATTTGTGCGTTAGTTTTGGCGTACCTGTTTGCGCTGAATGGACGATATGTAAAAGAGGATGATGAATATTACTTCGACAAGTGGACAAAAACGATTTTGGTAATAGAAAACTATAAGGAGGTCGAGCAAAAATAGCCCTGCTGACACATTGTTGTACGACATTTTGCAACTCGCTGAAAAGCAGACCGAAATTACAGCTGCTCAGGCTGCTGTTGAGGATAACAAGTAAGATACTTGATTATTAACGATTTAGGCGGTAGGCTTTTCGCAATCAAGGGCTTACCGCCTATTTTATATAAATAATGCACGTGCGAAATGAGCATTAAATGTGCAGAATGAACGCAAATGTTGTACAATAGTTGGTGGGTTTTTACAACAGTGTTGTACGGGTGTTGTACAAATGGTATTGCCGAGGTGTGAGCGAGTTATGACAAAATGCACCTCAATCCATTGGAACACGATACAGACACTTTGGAACGCAGTTGATGATTAACGATAAAGAATAACAGATATGGCAACATTGAAAGCAGTAGTGAGAACGGCGAGGGCTGACGGTTTTTACCCTGTGTATATCCGGGTAACACATCATCGTGCATCTTCGTTCATCAAGACAGACAAGATGGTTACGAGAAAGGAACTGACCAAGACCAACGAAATCAAAGACCCCTACGTACTACAATACTGTACGCAGAAGATTTTGGAGTACAATGAACGGCTGAACAAAAAGGACATCGAACATTGGACGGCAAAGGAGATTGCGGAGTTCCTCACGAGTGGCAATGATGATATTTGCTTCTCTGACTACGCACGCACGCACATCGCACGTATGATTGATAATGGACAGGAACGGAACGCAAAGAACTATCAACTTGCGCTACAACACCTCGAACGCTTCACAGGAACGACAAAGGTGATGTTCTCGCACTTCACATCGCAGTTGGTGAACAGGTGGATTAAATCATTGGAGAGTACGCACAGGGCAAAGGAAATGTACCCTATCTGTATGCGGCAGGTGTTCAAGGCGGCGCAATTGGAGTACAACGACTATGACACAGGGCTTATCCGCATCAAGACCAATCCGTGGGTTAAGGTGGAAATCCCTGCGGCTGACAAGGCGGAGAAACTTGCTATTACTCCCGAGGCGTGCCGGGCATTCTTCTCGTTCCCTCTCCCCGACAGCAAGATGAAGTTCCCATTGACGGAGTTCGGACGTGATATTGCTATGATGGTGCTTTGCTTGGCAGGCATCAACACTGTGGACCTGTATAACCTGCGGAAGAAAGACTATGAGAACGGCATCATTCGTTACCAACGTGCAAAGACACGCAAGAGCCGTTCTGATGGTGCGTATATGGAAATGCGTGTGCCTGCAATAGTTCAGCCGTTGTTTGATAAGTACCTCGACACAACAGATAGCGAACGCCTGTTCAACTTCTATCAACGTATGGGAACATCGGACAGCTTCAATGCGAACGCTAATAGCGGCATCAAGCAGATATGCAAGGCAATGGAACTTCCGAAAGAGGATTGGTATTCGGTCTATACGTTTAGGCATACTTGGGGTACGGTGGCGCAGAACGATGTCCGTGCCTCTATATCGGACGTTGCGTTTGCGATGAACCATAGTAGCGGACACAAGGTAACACGAGGATACATAAAGATTGACTACTCCCCTGCGTGGGAGTTGAACGACAAAGTGATTGACTTCATATTCTTCTCCGGCAAGACTTCGACCAGAGAGCAGAAGCAGGAGGACACACATTTCAGATTGTCGTATCGCTTTATGGTGAATGCTGCCGCATATCACAATGGGCAGAACGTGGCAGAACTGACGGACGTAGGCTTCAACAATGTGGATGAGGTTATTGCCCGGCTCGTTACTATGCTTCCCGAGGATATTCCCAACCGCTCAATGGTGATGTTCAAAATCGTCAATCTCGACAAAAACCAAACTGTGGTGTACCAACGGCAGAAGGGAAAGGGTTTCTGACCTTTTTCGTGAAGCCACGAATATGATGCAAGCCTGCAAGGAGTTTTCTCTTTGTGGGCTTTCTCTTTTTCTTTTGAGCGCAATTTTTTCTTTTTCTCCTCTCAAAAAATCTTTCAAAAATTCTCTTTTCCCCTTTCAGTAGATGTAGTAGTAGATATATATTTACTATATATTCTATATACTTTCCTCTTCTTTGTTGCATTTTTACGGAGTTTATCCGAAGAAACGCCCCATAACTGTACATTTATTGCGATTATTGTACAGTTATACCCTATTTCTTCCGAAGTTATTGCTATAAATGAACAAGAATAAAGGTGTTGAGATGGCGTTATTGTGTGCCTAAATATGTGCTTAAAACATAGGTTTGCGAGGTGTATTTGACATCGTTTGTGCAGGAATTGATGTTATTTGCGCATTTATGTACATTTATGGGCTATAATTGTACATTTATCAGCATTTCTTCCGAAGAAATAACAATAATTGTACAAGAATAGCGGTGTTCATTGCTGACACCGCTACAAACAAACTGTATTTGAACTAACCTTTGAGGTGCTGACCTCCGCATCTAAAGTAGATGAGTTTAGATAAATCATTCCTCATCGTCAGAGAGTTCTGCCAATCTATCCTCGATAGTCTTTTTGTTCTCTACCGTCATATCGAGGGTTGTTGTCTGTAATTTTGGCGAAACATAAGCGGCGAACTTCTCCATTGCCGCAACTCTATCCTTTGGCTCCAACTCCGCTATATCATTCACAAAGGTTTCGGACGTGAAATAGTCGTCGAGCATCTTTGCGATTGCCCCACGTACTGCCGCAGATGCCTTATTGGGCGTTCCTGCCTGTCTCCCTCCTGTTTTCTTTCCCTTTGCCATTCAACTGTAAAAAGATAAAACGATGGCTCAAAGGTATGTGATTAGTTTTGCAACAGAAGTATAACTTTTAACAATTCATTTCATACGTATGGGACTTATTGGAAGCATTGTCGGCGGAGGACTTAGCGCAGCAGGTGCTATCTTCGGTGGTATCTCCGCATCGAAGGCAATGAAAAAAGCGAAGCGTAATGTTGAGGCACAGCGTAAGAAAAACCAAGATTGGTATGACCAACGCTACAACGAAGATGCGACACAGCGTGCCGATGCTCAACGTATCCTTACGCAAACCGAAGAGAGTATCAAACAGCGCAACAGGGCGGCGGCAGGTTCAGCAGCCGTTATGGGCGGTACAGATGAAAGTGTAGCGGCGGCGAAAGCTGCCAACAACGAGGCACTTGCTGACGCTACTGCGCAGATTGCGGCTAATGCTGATGCACGCAAAGACAGCATCGAAGCGACTTATCTACAAAACGACAACGCATATGTGGAGCAGTTGAACGCTATCGAGCAGGGCAAGGCACAGGCTATCAGTCAAGCAGTACAGGGCGTAGCAAACGCAGGTGCAAGTATCGCAGGCGCATTCTAAATCCATTCTCCTATGGCAACATTAGATGAAATTTTAGGCGGTAGTCCTCCCGATGGCGGAGGACACGCACCGAAAGGCTCACAGGAGTGGGCAGAACAAAATTCGGGAGAGAACGCAGGAGGAAGCGGCGGCAGCATACCACCGAAAGGCTCACAGGAGTGGGCAGAACAAAATTCGGGAGAGAACGCCCCGGTTTCATCTTCTCCTACCGCTCCAACACAGCCCGGAGCAAAGAGTAAGCCGTCATCAGGAGCAGGTGCGCCTGCCTCGGGTGGCGGTGGTGGCGGTTATGAGGAACTGTTCAAGAAACTCAACCCATACACCCCACCTACGGCAGAGGAACTTGAAAAGGAAAGGAAGAGAGAGAAGCGAGCGCAGATATTCGCAGCCATTGGTGACGGTATAACTGCCCTCTCAAACCTTTTCTTCACTACACAGTATGCACCGAATATGTATGACGGTAAGAATACTATTTCAACCGCTAACAAGGTGCGCTATGACAAATTGGTGAAAGACCGAGAGGAAAAGAACACGGCGTATTACAACGCTCTTATGCGTGCAAGACAGGCTGATGAAGATGCAGCCCACCGTGAACGTAGTTGGCAACGACAGCTCGGACTCGACCAAGAGGCACGAGATAGGTACAACGAGGGTATTCAGCACCGCAACGAGCGTGAGCGCATCGCCGATGAACGCTATACAAGCGAGCAAGAGTACAGACGTGGACGTGATGCGGAAGCAGATAGACGTTGGCAGGCAACCTTTGACGAGGACAAACGCCGTTCTGACCGTTCACACAACTTCCAAGTTCGACAGCATAATGACAATGTTTCCGTTCGCCGTGAGCAGGCAAGAGCAACGGCAGCACGTGGTGTTCGTGGTAAGCAACTCGGCTTTGCTGATGGTAACGGCAACCAAGTGGCAATCTACGAAAACGTATGGAAAGGCTCAATGCAACAGGTCTATGATGCGATGTTGGAAGACCTCGCACCAACAGATGAGACACAGCGCAGACGTTGGGAGAGTGAAATGAGACGTCTTGACACTCCGCAGAAGAAAGAGGACTATGTTAAGCAGAATTGGCACAAATCGCCAAAAGCCTCTCAAATTATGCTCACTCTCTCTGGTATTGACCCTGCCACTATGACAAGCGAACTCAATGATGATGTCGAGGAATACACTCCCGGCGGTGGCGATGATGAAGTGATTGATTATACACCCGGTAACAAATAATAACTATGCCTATATTTGAGTACAACGGAAAGAAGTACAATGTGAAAGACGAACACATTGACAGCTTTATGAAAGATTTCCCCGATGCTTCAACCATTATGGAGCGTGAGGGGAAGAAGTATCGTGTTAGGTCGGCTGATTACAGGACGTTTATGTCTGAACAACAGAACAGCGAGCCTCAACAGCCCGAACAGCCTGCGGCAGCACCTCCTGCACCCGAAGTGGAAGAGCCTGCAACTCCGACAGGCGAAACGCCGCTCACAGAACAGGATAAAATACGTTTCAGCGCAGGTATTGAGCAGATGAAACGCCGTACACGTCAGTCTATGGACGATTTCAACGAACGTATGGCAACAATGCGTGAGTACCACGAGAACGCACCATTAGGCGGCGGACAGACTGTCGAGGGACGTATGATGTTCAACCCTCAAAGCGGCAAGGTAGAGAAAACCTACATCACCCCACTTGGCAACAGGTACACAAGCAAGTGGCTTGCCGATATGGAAAGTTTCAGATACCGACAGGCGGCTGATATGTCCGTCAGTGGGCAGTTGCGCCGTGCAAGGTTGAAACTCGCAGAATTGCAGGCAAAGCGGAACGAGAGAGCCAGCGAGGTACACGATGAGGCTACGGAGTTCAATAACACCAAACTGACAGGATTAGGTCATGCGCTCATCGGAGGTCAGATGTATGTAGGTATGCAACAGAGCGACCCCGAGAAGAATGCTTTGAATGTGGCTATTCGTCAGACAGAGGAACTTATCAAAGACCTCGAAGAACAGCAAGACCGTGAACAGGGTGAAGATGTTGGCTTTTGGCGTGGCTTCGGTCGTATTGCAGGCGATTTCAGAACGTGGGACTTCGGTATGAGCGATTTGAGCGATGCAATGACAATGATGCACGCTGACCAACTTGTAGATGACAATGCGACCGAGGGCGAACGTGAAGCCTACAACGAAATGATGGGCGCACTCTACAACAAGGAACAGGCGGAGCAGGCGTATGGCGGCAATGCAAGTTTTTGGAACAGAGCAGGTGTAATGACAGGCTATATGCCGTCCTTTATGCTTGACTTCGTGATTACAGGCGGTGGTTTCGAGGGTATCAGCCTACTTTCAAAGGGTGGCACAAGAGCCGCCACAAAGGTAATCGGAAGTGAGGTTGTTGAGGAAATGGCAGAACAAGGCTTCAAGACCTATGTGCGAAACAACGGTGTCAGAGGTTTCGGACAGTATGCAGGTAATTGGACCATTAAGGCATTGGGTACAATGGGCGATGACTTGCTCATTCGTGCGCCGCTTATGACCAACACTGTGCAGGTTGGCAAAACAACCTCCGACATCATTGACCGCAAATTGGGTAATGTTGTCGTAAACGAGGACGGAACATACGATTTCAGCAATGATGAGACTTGGGGCAGTGCCATTTGGCAAGGCGAAGCCAATGCTATCATCGAGAACTATTCGGAAATGTTCGGCGCACATCTTGACCCTGTTGTTACATTCGGTAATATGAGCAAACTTGCCAATGTGGTAGGTGCTAAACGTCTCGGTGCTGTGCTTTCAAAGGCTGATGCAGGTGCTTTGAATGGCATTATGGGACAAACACACCAACTGTTCAACAAAATGGGTGTGAGCGACTATTTTGGCGAGGTTACAGAGGAATACTATGGTCAGATGTGGCGCACAATGCTCAATCTTGACGATGCCTATCAGCAAAACCCGGACGGAACACGCACCAACCTATTTGCCACAGGACAATTCCACGGTGATGTTTGGGGCGGTATGGCTCTTTCTATGGGATTGATGGGTGCAGGTAAGCACACTCTTTCGGCAGCACACTATACCTCAATGAAGCACAGTGTAAACAAGGCTGATGCACACGCAACAGAATTGCTTGGCAAAGAGGTATGGGAGCCGTTGAGAACATCGCTTGACCTTACCACCAATGAGGATATGGGCGCAATGGCAGAGGCTATTGTGAACGATAAGGACTTCACAGACGAAGAGAGAGCGGCTGTTCTCACCTATATGGAGCGTTCTATGATGATGAGAGGTTACAACCTCGGAACACTCGCACAAAGAAGAGGTGCAGCACAGGATGAGGACGTACAGGCTCTTGATGAAAGTTACATTGACGGTTACAGCATTGAGAGTTCGCAGGAAATGAACGATGCCAAGAATATGTATGACTATCAACGTCAGAGGGCATTGGCAATCATTGAAGAAGATTTCCTTGCCGACATCGAGAACGACCCTGCGGCACATTTGGACTACATTCGTAACTCCGAAGATTGGAGTGATGAGGAACGAGGCATTTTGCTTGACTACCTCAACTCAAAGCAGGTGTATGACGGTATGATACAGCGTGTGCGTGATGATATTGACGGACGCATCGACCAGAGCAACGCAATGGTAAATGCCCGTACCAACCGCACAACAGGTATGATACAGGGCGCAACGATGAAGCAGGACGACCGCCGTGTGTATGTTATCAACGGAAACCTTGTGCAGTATGCAGACGGTAGCGGTATTGACATCGAGGCTTCGGACAACAGTATCATTGTTCGTGATGCAGAGACAGGCGCACTTGAACAGGTGTCGCCCGATGCTATATTGAACATTGATGAGGCGTTAGACCCCATAACTGAAATGCAGACTGCCGCAGATGCTATCCGTCAGCAGTACGCACAGGAGGCAGCCAACAGGATTGATGGTGTTGTTACATTCAATCCGGGCGACACATACACCATTACAGGCGATGATGCACAGATACAGGTGCAGATTGTAGCCAATGATGAGGGTATTGTGGATAATGGGGACGGCACTGTAAATGTGTCGGACGGTACAAACGTGTTCCCCTTGGCCAAGGAGACCATACAGCAACAGGCAGAGGCGGCACAGTTGGCACGTGTGGCGCAGTTCGAGCAGCAGAGAGCTGCCGAGAATGCAGCCTATCAGCAGGCTATTGAGGAAGAAAGCAGACCGCAGTATGCCCTCAACGACCTTGTTTCCCTCCGTGATGAGAACGGAAATGCTGTTCGTGGCAACATTACTACCGATGCAGATGCAGACGGAAGATATGAGGTTTACACCGAAGCACCTATCAATGGCAAGCGTGTAAACCTGTTCACTCGTGATGAACTCGACAGTATGCTGATGGAGCATAACGGAGTGGTAATCGAGCAACCTGCCGAGAATGAGGGTAACAATGGTGGCGAAAATATTCCCGAAAATGGCAACATTGCCCCTCAAAATATTCCTGCAATGCAGAGAATACCAAAGGATATGCAGGGCAATCCCCTTTATGAGCAGACCGACAGCGATACCGCTTGGGACGCTATCGTAGAGCAGACAGAGGGCGATGAGGCTATGGCACAAACCGTAGCCGATGGAATGGTTGCCGACAAAGAGGCAGCTTTGAAGAAATTGGAGAAAGCCAAGTCGAAAGGCGGTGCTACCGTAGCCGAGAAGATTGCTGCCGAGAAAGAACGCAAGGCGGCGATTGATGCGGCACAGCAGGAACTGAACATTTGGAAGAAGATTGCCGGTACTGCCAACCGCAGAAGAATGGATGCAGAAGCAGAACGCAGACGTGTTGCCGATGAAGCCGCAGCACTCCGCAAGGCAGAGGAAGAGCGATTGCGTGCTGAACGTGAGGAAGCAGAGCGCATAGAGCGTGAAGCCCTCAACGGTGTTCCCGATATGGTGGACGATACTCCACAGGACGCACGAGCAAGAGGTTACAGACGTGTCAGTGGGCATAAGATTGACCGCCAAGAGCCTTTGCAGGCAGTACAGGGTAAAGAGGTTGCAGTACGTTTCAGCGATGATGCCATTGCCAATGGTCGTGTAGCAGTCATTGATGCAGCCCAATTACAGCCGAGCCACATTCAAGGTGTGCGCAATCCTCTACACTTCATTGATGAGGCACAGCCGAAAGAGCGTAACGATGAAGCGAGTGTAATGTCGGCACGTAAGATTGCCGGGAACATTCGCCCCGAGGAGATTACTTCTTCCGTTACCGCCTATACAGGTGCGCCTACCGTGAACGCACGAGGAGAAGCCATACAGGGCAACAACCGTAGTGATGCGCTCCGTCTTATGTGGGAGAGCCACCAAGACCAGGCAGCGCAGTACAAGCAGTATCTGATTGACCACGCAGAGGAATTTGGCTTGAATGCCGATGATGTTGCGGCTATGGAACGTCCTGTACTTGTGAATATGCTTGACGTGGACGATGCAGAGGCTATCACTCTTGGTCAGTTCGTGGCACAGGACACCGAGAGCGGAGGAACAGAGCGTATCAAGCCGAAGAATGCTTTGCAGAAAATGGGCAACGATATGCGTTCATTCGCCAACCTGTTGTTGAAGTCCAACGATGAGGACACATCATTTGCAGGGCTTGTGGACAACAACGGTGTTGAGGTGTTGAAGTGGATGAGCCAAAGAGGTTACATCACTCCTACACAGTACAAGAGTGCTTTTGACAGCAAGGGCAACCTTACTGCCGAGGCAAAGAACGATTTGCGAGGTATTATGTATCAGAGCATCTTCAAGGGCGGCAGCACCCGACTTGAAGAAATGTTCAACGCTATGCCTGCAAAGGCTCAAAAGGCTATCCTTGCAACGGCATTCCGTGATTATGACAGCCCTAATGCAGACCGTATGATTGAGGAGATACAGAACTCAATCCGTGCGTTCTATGCCCTATCGCAAAGCGAGGACTTTGTAAACGCCAAGACGTTCAAGGATGCACGTTTGGCAGTAGAGGGTTGGAAAATTCAGTACCAAATTGATGATGTAACAGGCGAAAGTTACCTACCTGCCGAGAATTTCAGTAACTTTGCACTGCTTTTGGCAACGATGTATAAAGGCGACAACCAAAGCGTCATTCAAGGTACTTTCAACAAACTTTACGACCTTATTCAAGGTACACAAGAACCAAACCTGTTTGAGCAGCCGGACAACACGCCTCGCACGCTTGCACAGGCTATTTACGAAACATTAAACATTACCTACGATGGACAACAGCGAAGCAATGTATTGGTTGGCGATAGTTCAGCAAGCCAACGAGGGCAGCAAGGAAGCACAGGAAATGCTGCAACAGGAGAACGAATTGAGAGTGGAGAGCGGACAGCCGACAGTACAGGAAGCATTGAAGCAGAAAGCACAACAGGCAACGAAGCCGTATATCAACCCCAACCCGAACGAAAAGGACTTGAACAAACTCCTGATGGAGGACGGGAAACAGACGGCACAGGAGTGGCTGATGACGCAACCCAAGAAGTATTGGGAGCGAGCAACCGAGGCGATATACGAGTGCTTGAAGAGGGGTTGGACACTTCATACAGGGAATATTCAGAGTACAGCGAGAGAACTCGACGCACAACGGAATCCGAAAGGCTGGTAAGCCTTGCCAAACAGCACGGCTTATTCATTCCTGCCGAAGTTACCAAGACTTTGACAGGTAAGGTAGCAAAGCGCACAGGCGAGAGTGTTGTTTACATCGACACAGCAGCAGGCAAGGTAACAAAGGTCAAAGACCCGTACGCCAAGGCTGCAATGAAAAGCGGTGTTCAGCCCGAAGATGCCGCCTTTGAACACCTTGTGCATAATCTCCTGTTCCCCGAAACCGCCTACACATTGGAGGGTATCAGCGAGGAAATGGGCGATGTTCGCATTGTACTGTCGCAGGACTTCATTCAAAACTACGAACAACCTACAAAGGAACAGATTGCGGAAGCACTTGCCGCACGTGGATTGTTCCCGGAAGATAACTACTCTTTCGGTAATGAACTTGTGTCTGTAACCGATGTAGAGGGCGATAACGTGTTGTTGGGTGAAGATGGTACGGTGTACTTCATTGACCCTATTATCCGTTTCAAAAAGCCGTTGAGAGAGATTTTAGCGGCTCTTGGTGGTGCTGAACAGAAAGCACCTACCATTGGCGAGCAGATACAGGCAGCAGAGGCAGAGGTAAACACCAACCCTACCGAAGCACAGAAAGAGGCAGGCAACTACAAGAAAGGACACGTTCAGATTGGCACATTCAACGTAACCATTGAACAGCCGAAAGGCTCTGTACGTAGTGGCGTAGATGCTGACGGCAAGAAATGGGAGACCGAAATGCAGAACACCTACGGCTACATTCGTGGCACAGAGGGTGTGGACGGCGACCATATAGACGTGTTCCTGTCTGATGATATTGACGGTTGGGACGGACACAAAGTGTTCGTAGTGGACCAACGTAATGCAGACGGCAGCTTCGATGAACATAAGGTTATGCTTGGCTTCAATGACATCAACGATGCCGAAGCAGCCTATATGAGCAACTATGAAGAAGGTTGGCAGGGACTTGGAGCCATTACAGGCGTTTCCATTGAGGAGTTCGAGAAGTGGATAGCCTCATCACATCGCAAGACCAAAGCATTTGCAGAGTACAAGAGTGTCAAGACCACCGAGGGACAGAACGCATCGGCAGACAAGGATTTGCGCCGCAAACTCGCAGACTTCAATGTTGGCGATGTTGTGCGTGATTACTACAATCAGAAGTTGTACCGCATCAAAAAACACTCAACCAATGGTGTTTCTACCATTGCAGAACTCGATGCAGAGGGTAACGAGGTGGGTACTACCACAATGAACGCCCACAACAATAGCCGTTACAGCCTTGCCGAAGCACCTGTAAAGGCAGAGACTCCGACTATATCACAGGATAGTGAGCAAGTCAGCGACCAAGATAACGCACCATACACTATCGCTCCGGCACAGTACACCACCAAGAAAGGCAAGGTGCTTGATATGCACCTCGTGAAGTTTGCAGGCACTCTGACGAAAGAACAGCAGAGAGCAGCCAAAGAACTTGCCAAAGCCGAAAAGGGTTGGTATGACCGTGAGCAGGGTGGATTTATGATGCGTAGCGAAGAAAGCGCAAAGCAGTTGGCGGACACCATTCTGAACAATGACGATGCCGTGAGCGATGCACAGCCTGTATCTATGACCGACATTCAAGCGTTGAACAATGGCGATGTGCTGTTTACCGAGCCTCAACAGCCAAAGGAGCAACCCAAAGACGAAGAGTATCATCCTATTTGGCAATACTCTATCCACATTGATGCAGACGGCTACACTACTATTAGTCGTGATGATGTAAGCAGTGGTTATCCGATTGGTGATGCTCGTTTCAGATATAGCACAGATAGTCCAGAAGAAATGCTCGACATTCTCCGCAACCCATTGAACGGAATGCAGGAAGCATTAGAAGCTGTCGGTGTTACTCTTGAAAACAAGATTAAGACACGTGAACTTGACCGAAAGATTAAGGAAGAGCGCAGACGTGAGTATGAGGCTTTGAGAGCCAACGGCTACAATGGCTATAAAATTGGCGATGAAGTAATCTATAAGGGCAAGAAAGCAAAGATACACGACCTTGAAGAATATGGCGAACATCGTCCTGTACTTGATACAGGGCTTGCACCTGTTATGTATGAGGTTGCAGAATGGAGCGATATTCAAAGCGATACATCGTCTAAAACTATATTCTCATCAGCATTCAAAGACCTTGTTAGCGAAGATGGTAAATACAACATCCGTATAACAAAGGTCGATGGAGCAAAGCGTATAGTTACGGCAGACCTTAATACTGCTAATGTCGGTGGTGAGGGATTAGTTTTGTCTTTTGAAGAAATGACAGACATCCTTAATAGCGGCAATTGGCAGGAGAAGATTGCATCCGAGCCTAAAAACGAGGGGCAGTTCGGGCTTGTCAGCGATGAACGTATGGCTGAACTTAAAGACAGATTGCGCAAGAAATTGGGCGGACAGATGAACATCGGTATCGACCCCGAAATACTTGCTATCGGTTTGGAAATTGCTGTCGGACATCTTGATAGAGGTGTAAAGACCTTTACAGACTTTGCAAAGGTTATGATTTCCGATTTGGGCGATGTTATACGTCCATACCTCAAAGCGTTCTACAATGGAGCGAGAGAACTTCCCGAAGTTGTTGAGAATGGTTTGGCTTCCGATATGACCTCATACGATGAAGTGCAGAGTTTCGATGTTGCCAACTTTGACAAACAAGGCATTGATGCTTTTGCTACTGCTGAAACTGTAACAAGAGAAGCTGAGGTCGCACAGGAAGTTGAGGTCGCACAGGAACGCATCAAGAAAACACGTTCCGCAAAGAAAGAAACCAAGAAAAAATCCGTAACTTCGCAGGAACAAACAGGAGGTTTGTTCGACGACTTATTTGCTGAAACCAACAAGGCTGATGCAGAACTGCATCGCCAATTTGCAATGACGGTAAAGGCTGATATGCTTGCGGCTCTTGACAATGGAACAAAACCATACAGAAGCATTTTAGACCTACGCAAGCGTGCAAGCGAGTTGGGAATGGAGGTTGATAGTGACGGAAGAACCGACATTTTGTTGCAGGAACTTGTTGAGGACGGATTGGTTAGAGCCGCACGTGAGGTTATTGGTCGCAAAGGTAGAAACAGTCGTGCATCATACGATTTGATATGCAAACTCTATGAAATGCAACCTACCATTGCCGCACGAAGCAGTAACCGTATCAAGATGCAGCAGTACTCCACTCCTCTCCCAATGGCTTGGATAGCCAACCACTTCGCAATGGCAAACAAAGCAGGTGGCAAGGTATTGGAGCCAACGGCAGGTAACGGGATGTTGGTATTCACAGTTCCTGTTGAGCAAGTTCACGCCAATGAACTTGACGAGACACGATTGGATAATCTGCGAGAGCAAGGATTTGCAGAGGTAACACAGCAGGATGCAACAGAACCTTTCGAGGGTGGTATGCAGTATGATGTTGTTATTGCCAATCCACCCTTTGGAAAACGTGAGGCTGTGGAGTATGACGGAAAGATGATACCCGGACTTGACCCACAGATTACGTTGAACGCTCTTGCAAGTATGAAAGATGATGGCAGAGCAGCCATAATCATTGGTGGAAATATGGAGTATGCAAGCAATGGTGCAATCAAAAGTATGAAACCATTCTTTACTTACTTGTATGACCACTACAATGTGAAAGGTGTTATTGATATGAGCGGCGGACTGTACGCAAAGCAAGGTACTACGTTCCCTACTCGTATGATACTTATAGATGGTCGCAGAAGCGATGAGGAGCGAGCGCAGACAGCCGTATATCCTCCTGTGGAGAGTAAGGCTATTCGCAAGGCTGAAAGTTTTGACGACCTGTATGAGATAATTAACGAAGTATTAAACTCTAAGGAAAAGACAAATGGAACAGAAATATTACGTAGCCGAGAAAGGCAGTTGGCATCTGTCAATAACGAAACATCCGGGAACACTGACGGAGCAGGACATCGTGAACAACCTCGAAAGAATGATGATGTTGGAAGCAGAAGAAAACCAACAAAAGAGCATTCGGACGGAAGCGAACAGGTTTTACCAAGAGAACGTAGAACGAATAATGCAGATGGTGAAACCCGGGCAGAAACTCCAAGAGATAACGCAGGAGGAAGCAGAAGTGTATCTGACACTGACATTCAGCGAGTGGGAACAGAGCGAGTTTCCACAAACGGAGTGGGATTAAAGCAGACTCCAACCGAACACAAGAAACGTACTCTTACAGATGAAAAGAGTGCGTATCGTCCTCATAACAGTGCATTTTCACTTAACAGCGTTGCCCCTGCTGCAATGGTCGAGGCAATGGACAATGTGCTAACTCAAATTGAAGCACAGCACGGTAGCATTGACGAATTTATCAGAACTGAACTCGGATATGACACCGTTGAGGAAGCACACCAGGCACTTGCCGCAGAACAGATGGATAGTGTTGCTATGGCTATCTATCAGATGAAGCAAGGACAAGCACTCATTATCGGCGACCAAACAGGTGTTGGTAAGGGTCGCCAAATGGCAGCACTTATTCGTTGGGCAGTTCAACGAGGTGAGAAACCTGTATTCATCACACAGAAAGCAGACCTATTCTCCGATATTTACCGAGACTTGGTAGATGTTGGAAGTGGAGACCTTGTGCCGTTTATTTTCAACTCTGACGGTGCAATGGTTGATAGCAAAGGTAATACAGTACACAAACCTCTATCTTCCACTGAAATGGCAAAAGTATTTGCATCGGGAACATTGCCCGATGAATATGACTTCGCAGTGCTCACCTATTCACAGGTAAATACAGGCGATGCTGTCAGTCAGCAGGAAATGGAAGAAGCTGCCAAAAAGAGCGGCGCACGTACCAAGAAAAGCAAGAACGTAAAGAATGGCAAGGCTACACCAAAGGCTACATTCTTACGTGCCATTGCAGAGGATAATTATCTGTTCCTTGATGAAAGCCACACGGCAGCAGGTTCAAGCAATACAGGCGCATATCTCCAAAGCATTCTACGCACCGCAAAAGCAGCCACATTTGCAAGTGCTACATTCGCAAAGCGTCCCGACACAATGCCTTTGTATGCAATTCGCACAGCGATGAGCCAAGCAAAGGTTGAGCCAGATAAAATGATTAGTATCATTGAAAAAGGCGGTGTAACTCTGCAAGAGATTATGAGCCGTGAATTGACTAATGCAGGGCAAATGGTACGCAGGGAGCGAGATATGAGCGATGTTATTACCGATTGGAAAACAATTACAGACCCCGAAACCGTTAGACGTGCAAGAGAGAACTACGACCGTACCATAGCGGCATTCAATGCCATCATCAAGTTCCAAGAGGACTACGTAAAGCCGATGATTGAAGCGTTGGATATGGAACTCGCAGTTATGGCAGAGAGCGCAGGTGTGAAGCGAGGCACAGATAAAATGGGCGTTGAGAACGTGCCATTTGCAAGCAAGACCTACAACTACACCAAGCAGCTTATGCTTGCCCTCAAAGTTGATGCTATTGCAGATGAGGTGGAAGCCGAAATCAATGCAGGTCGCCACCCTGTTATTGCGTTGGAAAGCACAATGGAGAGCAGCATTAAGGACTATGCCGCAGGCGAAATCATTGATGAGCCTACATTCAGTGCAAGCCTACTGAAAGGACTTGACACCGTTATGCAGTACACCGTAAAAGATGAGGACGGTAACGAACGCCACGAGCGATATTCTCCACAGGCATTAGGTCCAGCAGGAGAAAAGGCATATTACGAGTTGCAGGACTTCATTCGTGAGAGTACAAGCGACATCTTTATCAGTCCACTTGATGCCATTATCGAGCGTCTGCACGAGAAAGGATATAAAGTCGGTGAACTGACAGGACGTAATATGTATGTTGAGCGCAACGATGACGGACGTGTCGTTGTCAAGCGTAGAACCGACAAGGACAAAAAGAGAATGCAGCGAGAGTTTAACAGTGGTGTCCTTGATGTTCTTATCCTCAACAAGTCTGCATCAACAGGTATCAGTCTGCACGCATCAGAGAAATTCAGCGACCAACGTCAGCGTTCAATGATTATTGCACAGCCATTGAGCGACATCAACGACTATATGCAGATGATTGGACGTATAGACCGCACAGGACAGGTGCATAGAGGTTACTACATCAACCTCGGTCTGCCTGTTCCTGCCGAAAACCGTTTCTTGATGATGCTTTCTACCAAGTTAAAGTCTTTGAACGCTAATACCACGACCTCACAGGATAGTGAAAGCAACGATGTAGAAGCACCTGACTTGCTCAATAAATACGGTAGCCAAGTTGTTGTAGAGTATCTACGAGATAATGTGGAAATCTATGAGAAAATGGGTACACCTTTGAAGAAAGGCGGACTTGGAGGCGGTCGTGTGCAAGCAAGCGAACTTGATGAGTACAAGCCACAGGAAGATGATGCACGAAAAGTTACGGGATACGTAGCCCTTTTGACCACAAAGGAGCAAGAGGAGTTTTACGATGATGTGGTAAGACGTTACAATGAATTGATTAAGTACCTCAACGATACAGGTAGCAACGATTTGAAGATTAACGTAATGCCACTTCGTGCCAAGACGATAGAGAGACGTGTATCATCAGAAGGCATTGACCCGAACGGCAGTAATCCTTTTGCACGCAATTCCTTTGTGGAAAAGGTGGAAATGGACGTATTGAGAAAGCCGATGAAAGCCGATGAAATACGCAAGGTTATTGAGCAGATAAACCGAGGTGTTGCCCCAGCTGAATACTTGGAAAGTGTCATCGAGATAATCCGTAAAGAGGACGAAGCGAGAATTGCCGCAGAGGAAGAACGTTACGAGAAAGCAAAAGCGAAAGCCGTAGAGGATATTGCCAAGCAGACAGACAAAATCAACGGACAGAAGAAACGTAGCGAAGAGGAAAAGCGTGTTGCCATAGAAAACTTTATCGCAGAGACTAACGAAAAGGTTGAAGCGAAGCACAATGACAATATTCTACGCCTCAACCAAAGCAGCGACCAGATGATGCACCGCTTGAGAATGTTTGAAGTTGGCAAGTCTTATCTTGTGCCGGATAACCTTGAGTCGATGATTTTTGACTTTGCCACTCCTGCTATTTTCTGTGGATACAAAACAAAGGACAGCAAAATTACAGCCTCAACAACACTTGCGGTATTTGCTACCCTTGACGGTCGCAGACGCATTGAAATCAAACTGTCGCAAATTGATGCGTTGCGAAGCATTGACAAGATGACCAATGACAATTGGGATGCTGCACGTGCCACTACGCTTGATAATTGGGATAGTCAGATACCAAGTGAGACACGAAAGACAGGTTTCATTATGACAGGAAATATCTTGCAGGCTATCGCCGATACACAAGATGAATACGGAGGCTATCCGGGACAGCTCATTAGTTATACTGATATTGACGGTAATGTTCACGATGGTATCTTAATGCCCGACAAATGGAATGCATCAATGCTCAAAACAAGCGGTGCGCCATTGAGTAGTCGTTTGCAACAGATAAAAGACTATACGCCTATAACAAGCCACGATGGAAAGGTTGAAATTATGGGTAGCAGTTGGGCAAAGATGTTCTACCTCACTGTTCCTAAGACAAAGAAAGATGGTGCTGTTTACTATGAAAACAAGACCTTGCTACGTGCCGCAGGTGGAAACTTCTACCCTTATCGTGGAAAGTTGCGTGCGGATATTCCCGAGGAACGTATAACAGAGGTTGTTAAGGAACTTACCAAATTGGGCGTAAAAGTCAAGGAGGAACACCATAGTGATGATGCCTTAAATCGTGAGGGTGTCGGCTCATATACTGATGATGAGTTGGCTTTGGAGAGCGACCCTGTTTCAAAGCCAAGAGGAACGAGAAAGCAGCGCAGGGAGTTTGCACAGCGTGAACGTCAGAGAATGGCAGAACGTGTGGAACGCCTTGCAAAGAAACTGCATCTTGATAATGTTGAGGTCGTAACTGATGCAAGTACATTGGAGGGCAAGAAACAGCGTGCAAAGGGTTTCTACACAAAGAGTACAGGCAAGATAACTATTGTTATCCCTAACCATTCAACTGCTTTTGACGTTGAACAGACTTTGCTCCACGAGGCAGTTGCCCACTATGGATTACGTCAGTTGTTCGGAGAGCATTTTGAAACATTCCTCGACAATGTATTCAACAATGCAGATGAGGCTATCCGTCAGCGTATCGTTGCCCTTGCTGCAAAGAACGGCTGGGATTTCCACAAGGCTACGGAAGAATATCTTGCTATGCTTGCAGAGAACACCGAATTTGAGAACACCAATGCAAGTTGGTGGAGGCAGATTAAGGATTTCTTCTTGAATATGCTTCACAAGATAGGTTTTGAGGATTTCAGAGGAGTTACTCTGACTGATAACGAACTTCGCTATATCTTGTGGCGCAGTTATGAAAACCTTGCAGAGCCGGGCAGATACCGTAGCATATTGGGCGAAGCTGCTGATGTGGCTAAACAATACGAGTTGGGTGTTGGTAACTATTCAGATACCAACCTCAACCCGAATTTCGCCGCCGAAAGCGATGATGACCTCTATCGTGATGGAGACCCCAAAATACACGAAAGGGAATTGGCACGAGACCGTTATGAAAGACGTGTCAAGACAGGTATGTTCCAATCACAGGAGGCATTGCAGGATAGTATGCTCGGACTGAAAGAAGCAATGCAGGCTATCCTTGGCCAAGGAACAAACATTGAAGATGTGGACGGCTTCGAGAATGCTTATTTGGGCGAAAACCGCCTGTCGAGTGTGAACAAAGCCGAAGCAGATGCTTTCGCACAGACATTGTTCAAGCCAATGCTTGATGAGGTTGCCAAACTTTCCCGAAATGAGGCAGAGCGTGAGGAACTGACCGATTATATGATGGCTAAACACGGACTTGAACGTAATGCGTATATGCGTAATGAGGCTATCAATAACGGTGCTACTGATGCAGACCAAACCGACTATGCAGGTTTAACAGCCTTAACAGGTATGGACGATGTTGCCGATGCCGAAGCGGAAGCACAGCGCATTGTTGATGATTACGAACAGGCACACGACACAACTGACCTTTGGGAGAAAGTCAATGCCGTAAGCAAGGCTATTCTTCAAAAGTCATACGATTGTGGAATGATGAGCAAGGAAACATTCGATAAAGTTTCGGATATGTACGAGTTCTATATCCCATTACGTGGCTTTGACGAAAAGACAAGTGCAGAGGCATACGCTTACCTGTCGCATAAACATAGTGCTTTCAATGCTCCTATCAAGAAAGCAGAGGGACGTAGGTCAAAAGCCGATGACCCATTTGCCAACCTGCAATCTATGGCAGAGGGTGCGATAATGCAGGGCAACAGAAACAAGTTGGTGAAACAGCGTTTCTTGAACTTTGCCCTCAACCACCCGAGCGACCTTGTGAGCGTTAGCGACATCTGGGTAGAATATGATGCAGTAACCGATGAATGGAAACCTGTATTCCCGGACAACATCGAGAGTACAGACACCCCCGAAGAGGTTGAGCAGAAGATGCAGGACTTTGAGACAAAGATGGAGTCATTGGCACAGCAGCACCCCGACCAATACAAGAGAGGTAAAGATGCTATCGGCATTCCTTACCGCATTGTAGAGAGCCGAGATATGAGACAGCACCAAGTTGTTGTGAAGCGTGGCGGTAGAGATTATGTAATCACTATCAACGGCAACCCTCGTGCGGCGCAGGCATTGAACGGACAGACCAACCCCGACAATGATATGTCGGGTGCTATCGGTGCTATTCTTCGTGCAGGAGAAAAGATAAACCGTCAGTTGAGTGCGCTCTATACCACACGTAACCCGGACTTCATCGTATCGAACTTTATGCGTGATATGCTCTACACCAACAGTATGGCGTGGATAAAGGAAAGCCCGAACTACGCTCTGCGTTTCCACAGGAACTACCTAATGGTAAACCCTGTTACAATGAAACGCTTATTGGCGAAATATCGCAAGGGAACGCTTGATATGAGCAACAGGACCGAAGCAATGTTCCATCAGTTTATGATGAACGGAGGCGAAACAGGCTATGCCAATATCCGAGACATCGAGCAGCATAAGAACGACATCCGCAAGGAACTGAAACGAGCAAACGGCAAACTGAAACTTGCACGTGCTTGGAGCCTGCTTGCAGAGAAGTTCGATGAACTGAACAGAGCTGTTGAGAACTGTGCCCGATTTGCCGCTTTTGTAACCTCTCGTGAAATGGGCAGAAGCATTGACAGAGCCATTTACGATGCAAAGGAGATAAGTGTAAACTTCAACAAGAAAGGTAGCGGAGCGAAGTTCTATGACAGCGTAGGACAGACAAAGGCAGGAAACGCAAGTGCATTGGTATCGGGACTTGGTCGTAGCGGTTACGTCTTTTGGAATGCCGCCATTCAAGGTACTACCAACTTCGGGCGACAGATGAAGCGACACCCGGCAAAAGCCTTTACAGGTGTTGCGGCAATGTTCCTGCTTGGTGCTATCGTGGCATATTTGGGTGGCGATGATGATGAGGACGACAAGAACGCATACTACAACCTGCCCGAGTATGTGAGACGTAGTAACATTTTGTTCCGTGCAGGCGACAGTTGGATTTCCATTCCTCTGCCTATCGAGTACAGAGCGTTCTACGGAATGGGTGAACTTATGACCTCTGTATTCAGTGGCAAGGAACACCTTACAGGTGGCGAGATTGCCGAGGCGGTTTTGGGACAGGCTACACAGATATTGCCTATTGACTTCTTGGAGGGTGGCGGTGGATTGAACGCTTTTGTTCCGAGTGCTGCCAAACCATTGTGGGAAGCCTACGTTGCAGAAAAGAGTTGGACGGGTATGCCACTCTATAAGGACACTCCTTTCAATAAGGATATGCCGGAATGGACGAAAGCATACAGCAGCACCAATAAACACATCGTGAACTTGGCGGCAACTCTGAACGAGGCAACAGGTGGCGACCCATACACAAAGGGAGCAATCGACATCAACCCTGCCAAAGTTGAGTATATGCTAAACGGTTATTTCGGTGGAGTGTTCGGTACTATCGACAAACTGACAAAGACTGCTGAAACGATTGTCGGCGACAGAGAGTATGACCCTCGTAGCATACTGTTGGTAAACCGACTTGTCAAGGCAGGCGATGAACGTACCGAGTACCGTGCCGTAAATAATGAGTATTTCCGTTTGAAAGAGGAACACGACCGATTGAAAACCCGATTGAGACACTATGAGGAAGATACCGACAACGGCATCTTTGACTATGCCGAGAAGATAGATTTCCTCTACAACTCGCCCGAATACGAGCGTTACGAAATCTTTGAGGACTACCGCAAGGACATTGACGACCTCTACGATGAAATGCAGGAGGCAGTCGATGATGAAGAGCGCAAGGACATCGAAGCCGAGTTGAACGAACTCAAAAAGGAGATGATACAGGAAATGAACACAACTCGCAAACGTAAATAGTTATACTTGAAAAGAATGCTTGGGGTAGTACCTTTGTGGCTATCCTAAGCATTCTATAATATTCAACGATTATGCATACAGAAAAAGGAAATAAAAGGTTATTGTCTATGAGCCGTATCGCTCCCAAGCGTGATACGGAAGAGATAGACACCGTAGCGATGTCTTCCCGGCAGTTCGGCGACCGCAGGGCGTTCGATGTGCTGATGGAAGCGCAGCACTATTGGAACCAGATGGAGGATTTCCGAAAGGACAGAGAACGCAACAAGCGTTACACCTATGGTTTCCAATGGGACGATAAAATTTGTGTGGACGGCAAGACTATGACCGAGGAAGAGTACATCAAGAGTCAGGGCAATGTGCCGTTGAAAAACAACCTTATCCGCAGATTAGTCAAAAGTGTGCTTGGTGTGTACCGCAGTCAGAGTAAAGAGCCGACCTGTACCGCACGAGACCGAGACGAACAGAAGTTGGGCGAAACAATGAGTACCATTCTGCAATGCAATATGCAACTTAACAGAATGACGGAGGTGTATGCCCGAACAATGGAAGAGTTTCTAATCAGCGGTTTTATAGTACACCGCAAGTCATACGGTTGGCGTAATGGTAAGGAGGACTGTTGGACGGACTATGTTCAGCCAAACAATTTCTTTATCGACAACAATATGCGTGATTTCAGAGGTTGGGACGTTTCGGTGCTTGGCGAGATACACGACATTTCATTTGGGCAGTTGTGTGAGCAGTTCGCCACATCACCCGAGGAATACCGCAAACTCCGTGAAATCTACAAGTGGGCTGCTAAAAAGGAATACATTGCCTCGTATGCAGAGCGTTTCGGATATAGCCGTTTGCAGAATTACGACTTTCTGTTCACGAGCGAGCCGGGACGATGCAGGGTTATCGAGGTGTGGCGCAAGGAACAGAAACCACGTTGGCGATGCCACGACTACCAAAATGGCGACATCTTCAAGATTGACGTTGAGGACTACCAAAGGTGTGTTGTAGCCGAGAACGAGGAGCGTAAAAGAATGGCAAAGGCTGTCGGTATGCCCGAGGAGGAAGTGCCATTGATTAAAGCCACTTGGTTTGTCGATGATTATTGGTATTTCTACTATCTGTCCCCATTCGGAGACATCTTGAAAGAGGGTGAAACGCCATACGAACACGACAGCCACCCATACGTATTCAAGGCATATCCGTTCATTGACGGTGAGATACATTCGTTTGTGGCTGACGTTATCGACCAACAACGATACACCAACCGACTGATTACATTGTACGATTGGATAATGCGTGCAAGTGCGAAAGGTGTGCTGATGATGCCCGAGGATTGTTTGCCGGATGGTGTCAGCATTGACGATATTGCCGAGAGTTGGACCGAGTTTAACGGTGTCATTGTCTATAAGCCGAGCAAGAGCGGCAAAGTGCCGGAACAGGTTGCCAACAATTCGACAAACATCGGTATTGCCGAGTTGCTGAATATGCAGTTGAAGTTCTTTGAGGACATATCGGGTGTTACAGGTGCATTGCAAGGCAAGCCCGGATTTTCGGGCGAGAGTGCTGCACATTACCAACAGCAGACACAGAACGCCACCACTACATTGCTTGACCTGTTGGAGTGCTTCAGCGGCTTTGTTGTGGACGGAGCGTACAAGGATGTCAAGAATATGCAGCAGTTCTATGACAGCAAGAGAGTATTCAACATTGCAGGCAAGAGCGGCGCACAAATCGAGTACGACCCGAAGAAGATACGAGACGTGGAGTTCGATTTGAGCATTACAGAAAGCACAACGACACCTGCATACAGACATCTTGCCAACGATATACTGTTGCAGTTGTGGCAATCGCAGGCAATCAGCGTAGAGCAGTTGCTTGAACACGGAGACTTCCCATTTGCTGATGAATTGTTGCAGAGCATCAAATCGCAGAAAGAGAAGTTAGCGCAGGGCAAAGTTCCTGACGGTCTTTCTCCCGAACTGATGGCGAAAGCACAGCAGGGAGCCAATATGCAAGCTGTAGGAAGATTGCACAGCGCAATGGCAGCATAAAACAGAGGGCGTATAGATTGGTTTTTCTATACGCCCTCTTTGTTTACTTCTTTGTAGAGTGAGAAATGTCTTCAAGATATTCTACGACATCATCTAATGTTACAACTTTGTCTTCGTGGCAGACAGGCTCAATATTCTTTGCCATTGCCCAAATGCCATTTTTCTTGCCGATTGTTCCCTTTGCATTATCTGTGGCATTGGGGTTGTTGGTTAGCGTTGCTATACCGTCAATGTTTCCGTACCTGCCCATTCTTCTTTGATTTAGCGATTGCTTCCAACCAAGAG